ACCACCCCGAACGGCAGAGGAAGATGTTGAAGATGCAAGAATCTTAGATCCATTTTCTAAAATAATTGAACCTTTGTTCCATTCCACGACACCCTGCTGAAGCCATTTTGGCAGATGCTCGTATGCCAACTTCAGACGACTCAACAACTCGCGGGCAGTCGCAAGTTTGTTGGCTAGAATTGCAACATTCTTTTGAGAATTGAACAAAACATAGTGAAGCAAATACGAAATAACAATTGTTGATTTGCCGGACTGGCGGGGCAGTTTCGCAATCACGAAGCGGTCGTTGTGCATCTTGTCGATCATATTTTTTTGATAATCGTATGGCTGAAACTGCACAAGCCCCTCGTCAAGAGAGACGATCTTGACAAAGTTTTCAATAAAATACATGGGGTCTGCCACGCACTTTGCATATTCTTCGATTTGTTCTTTTGTAAATTCAGTCTGTACGCCAGCGGCTTTCAGATTGATATTGCCAAGGTAGGACTCGGCATCATGCTTCTCGGTCATTCCTAATCTTCTTCACTTTTTTCGCAGGAAGTTGTTTGTTAATCATATCCTGTAGTTCTTTTGTAGATCCAACAAAGAAGGCATTGTTTGTTACTTGTCTCTTTGTTTCATCTTTTTCAAGGTCTTTCATTTGTTTGTGAACATCCATCAATTCTTTGTTTGCCTCTGTAGCGGTTTTAAGAAGTTGTGAGACAACCTCGTAGGCTCTGGGGCTGTCGCTTTCTGATGCCACTTTTAAGATTCCGTCGATGGCAATTTTACTATTATCAATTACATCTTTTAGATTTTCACGCACCTCTCCGTAGTCTTTTCGCTGATCCATCTTTTTACGTTCGGGAAACTTTGAAAGATCAACTTTGACAGGCTCACGGCGAGCGATGACGTTATCAGATACATCAGGTGTCGTTTTCCGCACCTCTGTAGGCTCTATATTTAAAGCATCTTCAAGCGGATTTTCATTATTTTTATCCATCTTTAGTTGCTCCTGTAATGCTTAAGGTATTTGGGAACACAAAAATTTCTTGAGTGGTTCCAGCCAATGGCGGTAAAGTATCTGCTCCAGAGGGACCGGTGACACTCGTAATAATTCTAGAGGCAGCACCAGTAGGACCGGTGATGCAACCATTATCCTCAAAGAATGCAAAAAAGTTTGTGATGTCTGTTTTTGTAATGTGCTTTTGTGTTTTGATCGGTGAAAAAATATAACTCAGTGCAGCAAAATCCATTGTAAATGTAATTGTTCTTTGAGTATTTGTATCCCCTTCATAATCCACCTCTGGGGTGATTGATTGGATTACAATTGGCAAATCAACTTTTGTATTAATATCAGTATAATTTAATGTAACAGTAAAATCGGGCGTAAAGTATGCAAGGATTTGCTCAACAATCTGCAAAGCATCATCCATAGTTCTTGTTACAATGGACAAACTAAAGTTAAGAGTGTAGGGAACCTCTGCAAACTGTCGATTGAACACACCAGTGGTATCTGTGGCAGCATATCTTTTTGATAAAGTATTTCTTTTTCTTGACGGATCGTAATTAATCGAGGTAAGATTAAAACCCATGCGAGGTAAAATTTCTGATATTGCAACATCAGTATCATTACCTTTTAGAAGCGGGTACTCGTCTAACATTCTTTTGAATTTTTCTTTGGGTGAGTAGGTGATTGGAACCAAAACTTTTTTAACGGTGTTACCACTACTATCACGACGCTGCACAAAAATTTCATCAAACAGACTGCCAAATGCAACCACTGTTTTTCTTAATGACTCGTTGTAAAATACATCAAACATTATAAGTCACCCTCCGAGAATGGGTCTGTATCTGTAAAGTCCAAGAATGAAGAGGACTCTAAACCGAATGATAAATTATCTTCAAAGACATCTTTAACAAAGAAGTCGGCAGTCAGTCCAATCGAATCAATATGGTAAGTTGCACCAGAGGAGTCACCCAAAAGATTTCTAAAGTTATCAATACTGCCGCTGACAAGTTGAAGTTCAACTTGTTTATTAGAGGAGTTCCAATCAATCACATTCATGGTCGCACCAGTCACGCCACTCGTATCATACAAGTACGCGACCTCACCCTCAGTGAAGTTTCCTGATCCGGTGCTGCCCATTTGAGCAAGGTAAAGTTGATCAACAGCCGTGGATGTAACACCATCAATCTGATCGAAGCCAGTATCAAAGTCAGATCCAGCGTAACGGAAAAGACTACATTTTAATTGATATGAAAAGATTTTGCCAAAGTTGAAAAAGTTTTGCTCTCTTTCTACAAAGTTAATCTCAAATAATCCGTTTGAAAGTGGGAAAAAAATTAAGTCGCCCTCTCTCGGATAAGGATAATTTTTATCTGAAAAGACATCTAAAAATCTTCTCTTTGAAACTGTTAGGGTCATTTCATCTTTGATAGCCAGACCAACAGATGTCATCACTTCACCCTCACCTTCAAAGCCATCATACGAATCGATATACATTTCAAGTTCTCTACCATTTTCAAACTTGGGCTGTCTATCTTCTCCAAAGATTTCATCAACATTTACCAAAGTTCTTGGCACATACACCATATCAACCCCATGAATTTTGATAGTTTCATCAACGAGGTCTTGAACGAGCGTTTGCTCGGCAGTGTTATTGAACTTATTGAAATATTGATTCGTTGCCATGATTAGCCTATGCAGAAGTCCGGTGGTAATTCATACTTGTCTTGGAGTTGTTCCTCAATTTGGTTCATCTCCTGATCTGCCATAGACATGAGTTGGTCAGCGTTGAATTGAACCCCACCGGGAAGATTAATATTTTGATACTTCATAAGATTCATTCCCCACTGTTTCTTAAATGATGCAGTGACATATCGTTTTAGTAAAATATCATTAAATGCCTCAGTATATGCGTCTGGGTCTATGGCGACATAACAATCAAGAACAATAAAATCACCCACCTCAACAGTCTCAGACCAGTTCATATCAAGATAAACACGATTGGTAACTCTATTAAAACGAATTTGTTTTTCGGGATCAAGCAAGTCAGCAAGAAGACTAATATACGACTGAGCAATATAATAGTTTGTCATATCTCCACCATAGCGAAGACCGTAAGTGTCGTTCAAAGCCATCTGGTATCGAACGCTAAACATGTTTGCACCTGCTCCACCCTCATCAAACTGAAATGCCTTAGTAATCGAAACAATTTTACCACCACCGGCAACCTGTGGGTAATCGTTAGGTCCGGTCAATCCAAGACTGCTTGTGTCAATAAATCCATTATTGATATCGTCTTGAGTGATCGCGTGCTTAAATAATGCACGTTCTACACCGTCGAAGTGATACTCATTGAAAATCTGGATCGCATCATCGAGCGCATCCTCAAGTTGGGCATCGTCAACATTAATCTCGATGACTGGTGCGCCGAGTTTTCTTAGAGCATACTGCTTTAGTTCTTCGCGTGTCGTGGGTATTGCCATCTAAATCGCTCCTTGTCCTTTTATATGTATTGGAGCGAGGCTTCCTACGTCTTTTGATACTGTCCTTTGGGCGGTTATCGCTATCTTTAGACATTAGAGACTAAGGAAATCCACTTGCTCAAGTTCACGAATTGTGGTGAACGGTCTGAGTTTATCAGAATTAGTAGCAGGAGTCTCACTCATTGTGATAAGTCTATGATTAAAGGCATCGAATAACACCACATCAAATTCCGATGATCCGGTGAACCCAGCAGATCCGGGTGTAGCGTGAGTCGTAACACCACCACCACCCGTAACAGACAGTTGGAAAGTTGCTCCGCTCAAGCCACGAATTTCAATGGTTTCAATATATGCCGCTGCGGTTCTTCCATAAACTTTATGGTTTGCATCAACAAGCGTCTTAAAATCCTGTAGTTGATCAAGAAGTTTCGAGTGAGCATTATATGAAACCGAGGTAGAGTCTGCAAATGTGCTGGTGACCCTGTTTGTTACGGCTGAGGACTCCTTCATCTGACCTATGATTGAATCTCTAAAATCAGAAAAGTTTACAATAGTTCTTGCGATGTTTGGTGTTAAGACACTACCTGAAATAAATGGGTTTGCAACAAGAGATGTTGTTACACCATTATTCATATTTTCTAGTGAGTTGCCTGCCGTGATGTTGACAAAACCTGTGGCTCCAGTTACACCAGCGGTTCTACCGACCCCAAAAAGGTAAAT